GCAGGAAGGTTACTCTGGTTTAGGTAAAGCGCACCGTTTAATGTTGTTGGAAGAAGGGTTGAAATATCACCGGGTTGGTATACCGCCTAACGAGGCACAATTTTTAGAAACGCGTAAATTTCAAGTCGCCGAAATCGGGCGGCTTTTTGGTATTAGTCAATTACATAAAATAGGCGACTTAGACAGGGCAACCTTCTCAAACATCGAGCAGCAGAGCATTGACTTTGTGGTTGATACTATACGACCGCATATTGTAAACATCGAGCAAGAAGTTAATTATAAGTTATTTAACGAAAAGGATCACTTTACAGAGTTTGTCATTGATGGACTTCTGCGAGGTGACACGCAAGCAAGGTATCAGGCTTATAGCGTTGCCCGTCAATGGGGTTGGATGTCTGCGAATGATGTCCGGGAGTTGGAAAACATGAACCCGTTACCCGATGAGCAAGGCGATATATATATGATACCTATGAACATGATGCCAGCAGAACAGGCGAGTATGCCGGAACCCACGGAACCACCGGCAGAGCGAACAGTAAAGGTGACAGAGGAAAGAAGTAGACAATCTGCGCTTGCCAGGGCAAACACCGCAAAGAGGTACGAGGACATATTCCGCGAGGCGGCACAGAAAGTGATTGTTCGGGAGAACAGCCATGTAAAAAAGGCATTAAAAAAACATTTAAGTGAGCGTAGTTTGCAAACATTCAATGACTGGCTGGAAGATTTTTATAGGGAGTTTGCACCGTTTATTGACAAGACGATGCGTCCTGCTGTTATGGGTTTAGCCGAAGCGATAAGGAGTTTAGCCGCTCAAGAGGTTGATGCAGACCCGGCAGATATACAGCGAACGATAGAAGAATACATGGGGGCACAAAGTAACGCGCACATTATCCGCTCAAGGTCGGTTATTAAGCAATTGGTATCGAGGGCAGAATCAGAAAACCTTGATGTTATAGACACGGTGACTACGCGCCTGGATGAGTGGGAAGAAAACAGGGCTGGCCAGATTGCTAATGACAGCACCGTTGCGGTATCAAGTAAAGTTGCGAAGGCGGTTTTTGTTGGTGCTGGAATACAGCGTTTAAGGTGGGTTGCCATTGGAGCAGACACTTGCGAGTTATGCCAGAGTTTGAACGGTAAGGTTGTAGGTATAGACCAACCATTTGTAGCGGAAAACGATAGTGTGCAGGGGGAAGATACGAGTCCACTTGTAGTGCGGAAACCGACACTGGAGCCGCCCTTGCATAAAGGTTGCGTTTGTGAGATTGTGCCAGATTAATTAAGGAGTTGAAAATATGGAAACGGAAATCAGACACATCCCATTTGAAGATTTTGAAATAAGGGAAGAAGAAGATGGTCGATTAACCTTATCCGGGTATGCAGCTGTATTTAACCGAAACAGTGAGGACTTGGGCGGTTTTGTTGAGATACTCAGGCCGGGTGCGTTCCGCAATGTATTGCAGGATGAACCTGACGTTAGGGCTTTACTTAACCACGACCCTTCGACTGTATTTGCCCGGACAAAGAATGGGTCGCTTACCTTAGAGGAAAACCAAACCGGGTTAAAGTTTACTGCTTCGATTGACCCTTCAGATGATGATGGCAAAAGGGTTTATCAGAAGGTGCAATCCGGGTTAATGGATCAATGTTCATTTGCTTTTAGTGTTGACGGTGAAGGGCAGACGTGGACGGAAAAGAAGGACAAGGTTTTTCGGGAAATACATAATGTTAATTATTTAGGGGATGTATCGGTTGTAACTTACCCTGCTTATACTCAAACATCGGTGCAAGCAAGGTCTGCACTTGAGGAAGCAGGTTTTAATTTTGATTCATTAGCAAGCCTGATTACGCGGGCGCAACGCGGTCTGGAATTAACAGACAGCGATAACGATACGATCAACGCGTCAATTATGATTCTCCGGGACTTACCGAAAGAGTCGGACGAGGGCGAAACGCATAGTCACAGATGGGGATGCGGAGCGACTTCAAAACATTCTGACGGAACTTGAATTAACGGAAATCAAACACCAAAGGAGAGAAAACCAATGAAGAATGTTGAGGAAATGAAGGGTAAAATGTATACCCTTATAGATGAAGTGCGCAACTTGGCAGCTACTGCCGAGAAAGAAGACCGCGCTTTGTCTGCCGAAGAAAGGGAAAAGAAAGACAAGATGATGGACTCGATCCGTGATATGGAGAAAGACATCACCGCAGAAGAAGAAATGCAGCGTGTCGAGGCACAGCGGGCGAAGTCCCCTGATGCTGACCCGGAGAAATCCGCTCACGAATGGAAATCTTTGGGCGAGTTTGTTAAGACTGCATTGACAAACCCGAATGACAAAAGGTTAGCTAATCGTGAAGTAGAAGGACGGCAAGCAAATCAGAGTATGGGCGATGGTGCGCAGGGTGGCTTTTTAGTGCCTGAGCAGTTTAGCGACCAACTTCTGACTGTTAGCCCCGATGAAGCGATTGTTCGCCCACGTGCTACCGTGTTTGAAAGCGGTGATTCTGATTTTAAGATTCCCGCGCTTCAGTATTCCGGGAACAACATGTTTGCCGGTGCAGAGGTAACATGGATTGATGAGGGTAACACAAAACCACAAACCGACATCCAATTCAAGCAGATCACTCTGCAGCCTTACGAGGTAGCCGGGCATGTTAGGGTTACTGATAAACTTCTCCGCAACGCTCCCGTAATTGAACAGATTGTTAGCACTCAGTTGCGCCGGGCATTGATTGATGCTGAGGAAGAGGTATTTCTGACTAATTCCGGCAACGTGGCTAACGCTCCGAACCCGATTATCGGGGACGCTGCGACGATCACTATTGGCCGTGATACTGACAACGAAGTGCAGTATGAGGATGTTATTAACATGTTTTCACGGTTCAGGGGCCAGCGTGCAGTATGGATTGTAAACCGTGGCGTTATCCCACAGTTAATGGGTATGAAGGATGACGGCGATGTTATGGTATGGCAGCCGAACGCACGGGAAGGAAACCCTGGAACCTTGCTTGGTTATCCTGTTCTCTATAGCGATAATTCCCCGTCATTAGGTTCTACCGGCGATGTTGTGCTGGCTGATTTAAGCTACTACTTGATCCGCGATGGTATCGGTGTAGCAATCGCCGCATCACCACATGTTGAGTTTACTAACAACATCACCTACATTAAAGCGTTTAAGACTGTTGATGGCAAGCCGTGGTTAAGTGGCCCGCTGCCGACTGACCCGACTTCCAGCCCGTTTGTAGAACTGGAGGCATTTTAAGCGTAAGTAAAGTGAGTGAGGGGGCTTAACTGCCCCCTCTATTAAATTAAAGGAGTGTTTTATTGTGAATAAATTATATGAAGAATTGGTTCCCGTAACGGCGTTAGAAAAAACCGCCACTGCGGGAGATACTCACGCAACAAAAACAATCCCGTTTGGCGATTTTAGGCGGGTTATGTTTTACGCTTTGTTTGAAGCTGCTGCCGGTAATCTTAGAATTAATCATGACACTCACGAAAAGATGACTTTAACTTTAATCCAGCGTAAAGGATTAACCGGCGACACTAACAACCTGGTCACTAATATTGACGTTAAAGCCGGTGAAGGCGTTATCAAGATGATAGCGGAAAACGTCGATGATTGGGAAAATGATGCAAAACTAACCATTAATGGCGTTGATTTTGTCAAGAAGGGCAGCCATGATGCGTCTGATAGGGAATTTACCAACGGTGCGCAGCTTGAAGCTATGATTGAGGCCGCGTTCCCCTATATTGATGCCGACGATTCCACCAATGATGTGACTATCCAGGTTGACGATGTAAAGGATCGCATGACTGCTGACTTAGATATCGGTGGCTCTACTGCTGTCGATAGGTTGTCAATCCTTGAGTGCGCCGCTTTTGTAGAGGCACATGTATCCGATTTAACCGCAGGATACGACAGCTTGCACTTAAATGTAAGTGGTGACGATGCCACAACGGTTAATACTACCGTGTTTGCCATACTGGCCAATCCATACTCTAAGCCCATAGAGCAACCCGCACATCACGGCGTTCATGTTCCAGCTTAAGGAGGATCATTTAAATGAGACTTATTGAAGAAGTAGGGCCGACGGGCAAAGTATATGTCAGGCCTGAGAAATCAAAAAAGGAAACCGCGAGCGTTAAGTCGCCCGAAACAGCGACAAAAAAACAACCGGAACCCAAACACGTTGGCGGCGGTTGGTATGAATTGGCAGACGGTAAGCGAGTCAGGAAGACAGAGTTAAATGAATCTGGCCCCTTTCGTGAAAGACAATAGCGGAAGCAGTTTCGAGGTTCACATTTTCGAGGATCACGTGATAAAGCACCCTAAGAAAAAAAAGCACCAACAGGATCACGTTTTGGAGCGGTTGGTATATTTGCAAAACAAATTAGCAGAAGTCATGCCGGAAGTCCTGCCCTGTCAAAGGTTAGAGCTGTCTATCGTGATGCCACGCGCACCGGGATTAAGAGGCGATAAGTTATCAGCCAAAGGTTGGTGCGCTGTTAAAGAGAGGTTGCGCGAAATATACGACAGGGCGGGTCGGTATGGTTTTAAGTTGGAAGATATGCGCAAGCACAATGTTTTTTACGATGAAACAACCGATAGCATTTACCTGGTTGACGGGCAAATGTTTAAAAAGGCGGGTGATTAAATGATTAAGGTTATAACACAACCCACAATTGAGCCGGTCTGTTTGGCTGAAGCTAAAGACCACCTGCGGATATATCACAATGAAGAAGATACTTTAATCGATTCTTACGTTAAAGCTGCCCGCCAGTATGCCGAAAAAGTGCTAACCTGGCGGGCTTTTATCAAACAAACAATCCGCTATAGTCTTGACGGTTTC